CATGACCCTTCTGCACCAGCTTCCCGCCGCTGGACTTGGCGGAGAAAGTCCGGAGGCGGAAGCTAAGCCTTCGCTGACAGACGCTATAGCGCCGGGGCTTCCGTGCACCGCGCCAAGTTCAACGTAAACGTGGCGACGGGTGTTCGCGGACCAGGAACGCGTCTGGCGATGGCGGATTGTCCTCTCGGGGAAGGGTCGCTCGTTCGCGGCTCGGATGTGCTCGCTTGTTTTACAACGGCCGGAAAAGCCTAATGCGCTCAACGGGCCCTTTTGGCCTCGTTTTACACGTAAGGTATTGATAATGCGTGCTTGTGTTGCTCCTGCCGGGCCCACCACGCACTTCTCTACGAACCGACGGTTCCCGGTGTCTGGCGACTAGGCCCCGATTTGCCGGCTTTTCCGCGGTTAAAAGAGGGGCGTGCGGTCTCTGCGCGCGGCGGGGTCGAGAATAGCGGTGATGTTCGGCGCCCGGTCTCTGGACTCTGCGAACTCGTTCCTGGCGCCGACCCGAGTTGCGACCTGGATCAAACCGACACCACTCGGCAGGCGCATCGCGGAGACGAGTAACGCCAATACCCCGAGGCAATCGCCCTTCGATGGCCGCCCGCACCAGCCTGGGCGCAAGGAACGCCAGCGATATCGTCATATTGACTTGGCGATGGGATCAAACCGACAGGCCAAGCATCACATATTGGCGGGACCACTCGGCAGGCGCATCGCGGAGACGAGTAACGCCAATACCCCGAGGCAATCGCCCTTCGATGGCCGCCTGCACCAGCCTGGGCGCAAGGAACGCCAGCGATATCGTCATATTGACTTGGCGAATGCTGCATCCTTCGCGCGCGGCAATCTGCTCGATAATGGTGGCGCCGGCAACGATCTCAAAAAGCCAACGCCGGCCGCGCGCGATCGATGCGACAAGCGTCGCGCGCGTCTCAGCGCGGATCGGGCGAGCGTCCTGTGGCGCCGCCGATTGGGGTACGATGACCTCGCGCCGTCGTTTTGATGGCGGTTTCTTCCAGGGTGCATGGAGAACAATGCGAGCGGCCTCCCGCTTGCTGCTGGGGAGGGACGGTTCTTGCTCTGTCGCTCCGAGTTCGATCACCAAGTGGTCCGCTTGCACATCGACACGGGCCACATGGGCGCGGATGAGGTCTCCATCAGGTGACGCCGAATCCTTCAGATGTTTGCGGACGGCTTGGCCGACAAGCGCTTCAACCTCGGCCGCCGGCACCCGGCCAATAGACCCGGCGTGCCCGGCCTGTCCCTGCAGCAGGGATGACGAGACGTAGTACCGGTACCGGATGCCTTCTTTCCTGGCATGGCTCGGGCTCATGCGGTTGCCCCGGTCGTCATAGATGCGACCGATCAGCGCAGATTCGGACTTGGCGCGGGCGGCCGTGTGATTGTTCCGCTGGACGTCGAGCTTGGCTTGCACTGCGTCGAAAAGATCACGGTCGAGAATGGCAGGCTGCTCGCCGGGAAAGACCTCACCCCTGAAGACGACCTCGCCGATATAGAACCGGTTGCGCAGAAGATAGGCGAGCGGGCCACGGGTAAACGGGATCCCTCCCACCGTGCGGCCGGTCTTGAGCGTTCGCAGCTTGGTGACGATCCCCCGCTGGCGGAGGTCGGCCAGGACGCGGTTGAGGCTGCCCAGCGCGAGATAGCTGCGGAAGATAGTGCGAACCCACTCCGCTTCCTCTTCCACCACAACGATCCTGCGGTCCTTGGTCTCATATCCGAGCGGGGCCATGCCGCCGACCCACAGCCCCTTGCGCTTGGAGGCGGCAATCTTGTCGCGAATGCGCTCGGAGGTAACTTCTCGCTCGAACTGGGCAAACGACAGCAGCACATTCAGGGTCAGTCGCCCCATCGAGGTGGTCGTATTGAACTGCTGGGTGACCGAGACGAACGACACCCCATGCTGGTCGAACAACTCGACGAGCTTGGCAAAGTCGGCCAACGACCGGGTCAGCCGGTCAACTTTGTAGACGGCGATCACGTCGACCTTGCCGGCCCGCACGTCCTCAAGGAGCCGCTGCAGCGCAGGTCGCTCGGTGTTGCCGCCTGAGAACCCACCATCATCATATCGGGCTCGCAGCAAGGTCCATCCGGCATGCGCCTGGCTGCGGATATAGGCTTGCGAGGCGTCATACTGGGCATCGAGGGAGTTGAAGTCCTGCTCAAGCCCGTAGTCGGTCGACACCCGGGTGTAAATGGCGCAGCGAACCGATTTGGTCCTGCCGTTCTTCACGATTGGACCTCTGCGGGGGCTCGATCGCGCAGGCCGAAGAACCTTGGACCATTCCAGCGCGCGCCGGTTATCGCGAAGGCGACCTTGGACAGACTGCGGTAGGTCGTGCCGTTCCAAGAAAATCCGTCAGAAAGCACCATGACCCGCTGAAGTTGACCATCCCACTCGCGTGTCAGCAGGGTGCCGGGCCGCAATTCGGTCCTGCATCGGTTGAGGTCACCGATAAGCCGCTCGATCCCGTCCACAGGCCCCGACCCGATCCGATCGAGCAGACGCCGACTGTCGGCATCGAGATCACCGAGCCGGTCGGCCTGCAGCCGATAGGCCAGAATACGAAACAGCAGGTGGCGGGGGAGATGAGGTGGTGCCCGCCGTCGGAACGTCGTATGCCATCTGGCGCGCAGGCCCCCGGCATCGAGACCGCGCAAGTGCGCGATCTCGTTCTTAAGGGCCTCCCTCTCCGCCGAGTCGATCACCAAGCGCGGCATGGCGCTCAGCCCGCGCGACGCGGTCGCCGGGAAGCGCCGACCGGATGGACGATGCGATAGACCCGGTCACCGTCGCCCTTTTCTGAGCGAAGATCGAGGCCAAGCTTCTTGCGCACCACACCGGCGAAAAAGCCGCGCACCGAATGCTGCTGCCAATGGGTCGCCCGCATGATAGCGCCAATGGTTGCTCCTTCTGGCCGGCCTAGCATCGCCAGCACCCGAGCTTGCTTCGAGCTCGGCCGGCTGCCGTGGAGCGAGCCAGTCTGAGTCTTCGCCTTACCGGGGCGATGCCTCTTGCGAGCAGACGTCTGTGCCGAAACGGACATCTGCTTGCTGGAGGCTGCGCCTCCAGCAGATCTCGCGCCTTCGCCATTGGCAGGGCGGCCGTCGTTCTCCTCGGGCGCGGCTATCCCCTCGTTCGCAGCATCGATGGCTGTAAGGCCAGCGCTCGTGATGCGAAGGGCGATCGCTCCGCTCTCGTCATCGCGTCGCCAAACCGGCAGCGAGCCACTGGCCCTAACCTCTTCCAGCAAGCCGGCGCGGATCAGCTTAGCGACGACCTTTCCGGCTGCTTTGTCCTGAACATTCGCCGACAGTTCAACGCCGCGATCGTCGCGCTGCGAAGCCGCAGAGAGAATGACGAGTTGGGTATCGGTGAGTCTTGCCATCGGGATCCTCCGTTCTTTGGTGCAGCGTCATGCGCCGCCACCGCCGAAGCCCCACCTTGGCCATGCAGCCGGCGGGGCAGGATCCCGAAGCGCACCCGCGCCCGGAATGGTCATAGTACCGCTCTGCTTGCAGAGGAATGCCAGTCCTATCTCGATAATGTTATTGCTGGTTTAGGCCAGATCGGAGCATGGAGTAATCCGACAGCCGACCCTGCCGCATCGATAGAGCACCAGACTACGAATCTGGGGGTCAGGAGTTCGAATCTCTTCGGGCGCGCCACTTCGGTATAAAACTGGGCACGCCAAAAGCCGCCGTTTTTGCGCTTGAAGCAGCGACGAGCGTGCGCAGCAGTACGCTTTTGGAGCCCATGATGCGAACTTCTTTCCTGTCCACTTCAACTCGCTGAGCGAGCGCGCGCAGGTGGTCGCGGCGATAGCCGCCGTTCTCCGTCCGCATGCGCTTGCGGGCCTGCCTGGCGAACGTCTTGAGGGCGTGGGGTGTGATGCTCGGCCCGGCGCGCTCGATCGCCTCCTGGGCGCGCTCTGCGTCGGTGCGGGCCTGATCGCGGACGGCCTTGAGCTCGGCAATGCGGTCCTTCAGCATTGGGTCGGAGAGATCGGCAACGCCGTTCTCGATGGCGTCGTAGAGCCGCTTGAGCTTGGCTTCTGCTTCGGCCGCACGCTTGCGCAATTCGGCAATATGTGACGCCCGGCGCTCCGCACGTTCCTCCCGGCGGTCGAGCACGGACGACAGGATTTCCTCGAGACGGGCAGGCTGCAAAAGACGCCGCTCGATGTGATCGGCAACGAGCGTGTCGAGCCTTTCCATCGGCACCGTGCGGCCCTTGCAGCCGGTGTCACCCTGTCGAGCCTTGGTCGAGCAGGTGTAATACCGATACTGGCCGCTCTTGCCGGTGCGCAGCGTCATCGCCTTGCCGCAGGCGGCACAGAAGCAGATGCCGGTGAGCATTGTCGGACCGCTGACGACGCGCGGCGCCGTCAGCGCCGGACTACGGGTCTTGAGCAGCGCCTGTACGGCCTCGAAGTCGGACGCGTCGATGATCGGTGGCACGGACATCTCGACCACCTCGGCGTCTGGCTTTCGCTCGCGCGTCTTCCAGAACTTCGTATTGAACCGATGGCGGCCGATGTAGGTCGTGCGCGTCAGCACTTTGTGGACGGCGCCGATGCCCCAACGTCCCCCATCTCGGGTGTGGATGCCGGCGGCATTGAGGTGCTTGGTGATCGACTTGACACCCATCGGACCAGAGCCGCCGTCGCCTTCGTGCGCCAGGCGGAAGATCAGCCGCACGGTCTCGGCTTGGACTGGATCGATCTCCAAAATCTTCTTGGTGCGGTGGCCGCGCTGCTCGGCCGCCTCCACGATGCGATAGCCGATCGGCGGCAGGGAGCCGTTCCAGAAGCCTCGCCGGGCGTTCTCCTTCATGGCTCGCAGCGTATGCTTGGCGTTCTCCTTGGATTGGTACTCGTCGAACAGCGCCATGATCTGTCGGATCATGTTGCTCATCGGATCGTCGCCGAGCTCCTGGGTGATGGAGACAAGGCGCACACCGTTCTTGGCGAGACGTCGGACGTAGAACTCAAGCTGGAACTGGTCGCGGAAGAAGCGGCTGAAGCTGTGCACGACGACCACATCGAAGGCCGGCGGCTTGGTCGTGGCCGCGTCGATCATGCGCTGGAACTCGGGCCGCCGGTCGTCGGTCGCCGACATGCCGGGCTCGACATAGTCGGCGACGATCTCCCAGCCGCGCGACGCGCAGTAACCCTTGGCTTGGCGGCGCTGGTCCGGGATGGAGAGGTCGTTGTCGGCCTGCCGGCCCGTCGAGACTCGCAAGTAGAGGGCAGCGCGAGCCGGCGCGGTCATGGTGATCTCCCCCGTCAGTGGCGCGTCGAGAACAACTCGTCGAACAGGTCGCCAAACCAAGCCTCGAACACCTCGATCTCGGCCTCGGTCACCGGGACCTCGTCAGGCCAGTCGTCGGTCACGGTCCAGGTGCTCGGATCGTTCGACGCCGGCCGGCCAGGGCGACGGGCTGGCGGATGGGCGTAGTCATAAAGATCGTCCGGTGCTGCGCCAAATGATTCGGCGCGTCTTCGTCGCGATTTCTGAGAGCGGGCCATGGCGTCAGTGTGGCATGCGTTGCCCATCCACAGAACGACCTAAGTTTGCGCCGCGCTACGCTGCGGCTCCTACCTTCACTTGGGTCGCGAATGGGAGCGATCCCGCTCACGGGAAGCCATGACCGCTTGGCGGCCAAACAGCCGGTCCGGCGCAGGCCTGTCAAGGCCGCGAGCCGGCGGAGCCGCGTCGCGCGGGCGCGAGCCTTGACTGGCCCACGGCCGGTCCGGCAGCCGCGCGCCGAGCGGTCATGGCTCGGTGTCTGCTGTGCTTCGGACGCAGCATGCGGACCATTTCGTTGCACACGAGGTGCGCATAGTCTTCATTGTCCAATGAGTTGCGCAAATTGGCACACTGTCGTGCTTTCTCGCACCTCGCGCTGCGTGCCTGATCCCTCTGCGCTCTTCCGCCAACCGACCGGGCCGCACCTCGCGGTTTTTATCTTGCCCTAGGACCGTCGGTTGCTCCCTGCTCCATCAAACGCGCGACAAGGTGCGATATTCTGCGAACGATGGCCATCCCGCGTTCAAACGCCGCGCTGAACAAGAACCGGTGCACAAAGCGACCCATACACCGGTGATTTTGCGGCGGCGAGTACGCGCTCAGCGCGTTGCCGTCGTGCGATGGATCAGCGCCGGCATTGATCAAAATCGCATCGCGGCGGCGCGCTCCAATCTGTTTCGTCTCGCAGCACACATACGCTCGACATGGGTTGCTGCTCACCGCCGGCGGCGACAAAACCCACGGTGACATTGCGCTGCTCCTGCAGCGGGCGCGTTGGTCCGAGTGTCCGCCGATGCGAAACTGACCCAATGGGCAAGCTCAATTCTGGTCATCGCTCAGCATGGCGGACAATGTGAACGTCCCGACGGATTCGGGGGGTGGGCCGCAACAGCGTCGTGGAACCTGAAGGGACGACGCTCCTTCGTACGATCGACAATCATAGGCAGCAGCGTGGCGCAGCCTCGATGATCGGCCATGCACAAACACGGATTCAGCGTCGATCAAAAGCACTGCAAGTCAAAGTGCATCAATGTATCACACGAACCGCGCGCCAATCTGAAAGAAAACGCGCCCGGAAAGAAGGGATGGACGTGCCACGATCACGAGTTCCGACGAGGGAAGTGCTGCCGAGACCGCAGCTGTTCCGAGTCCGTCCAAGTCGGCTATCGAAGGAGGTCCGGCCGCGCCGGCTCCGTAGTCGGTGCGGCCGCGTGTGACCCCAACCGGCCATGGCGCGGTTTAGATTTAGACACACTCGATGCCCCAGAGCAACCCGCACTCCGCAGACGCCCACGCTGCTATTTTTGTCGAGCGCTTCTCATCTCACGCCGTGGGCCGCTTGTCCTTCGACATTTCCTCCAGCCCTATTGCACTGAGGCCTATCGGCGAATGATGATGCTGCTCTCGGTGCGGCAAATAGGCGCCTCACGCGTGGCCTTGCCCATACAGCACCTCTTGAACTTCTTGCCAGAGCCACAGGGACAGGGATCGTTGCGGCCCGCGGGCTCCTTGATGATGACGTCCGCAACGGCGGCACGCCAGCGTTTGCGGCAATTGGCGTAGATCGCGCGGAGCTTGTCGTGTCGCGCCGGCAGCTTGCCGTAGAAATCTGGGATAGCGCCTTCGATCAGACCCTTGATCGTCGCTACATCGCAAGGCAGAGGCTCGTCCTCGACGCGCATCCATGCCTTGGTCGCGTAGTCGATGCTCACCACACCGGTCGTCTCGAGGGCCCGCCCTTCTGTGATCGGCAGTAGATTGAGATGAACATCCTTGCAGCGGCAGCCAGGCCGCACACAATACTGGTCGAGTACGACGTACTCGATGCCGTCGACAACCACACTCATTGTCTCGGCGAAGGGGAGGATGTCGTTGTAGGTCTGCATCACTGACGACCGTTCGATCTCCTGGAAATCGAACTGCGCCTTGATCTCCGTCGGCTTGGCCAATTCCGTCTCGCGGCTCTTGATCATGAAATGTATGTGGCGGAGAAGATCGAAATCGGCGGGCTCCATCGCTCCGAGCAGGCCCTCGGCAAAAGCCAAGTCGGATGGTGAGGCGCTAATTCTGAATTTGTCGTCGAGCATTCTCGTGCCGAGGTCTACACCCACAGTGGGTTCCGACGACGGCGCCGGCCGTGCCGGGTCGTCGAGCGTGCGGGCGCGGAACGTGACGGTCATTGTCAGACACCGGCAGGCCGGGTTCCTGCAGGTATCGGGGACGCAGTCGAATTCCGCGATCCTGTCACCCCGAGGAATGGTCGCGACAAGCCGCTTCTTGGTCGGATCGATGGCAAAGATCATAAGTGGCATTCCTTGCAGTCTGGCTTGCCGCGGCGGAGGCCGAGAGAAGAGCAGCAACCTGTGCTCAATCGGACCGTGCCCG